CAGCTCCCGATCATCGGCCACGGCTACCGCAAGGTCTACCGCGAGCACGAGGCGAACCAGAACGTTTCCGATTTCGTCTCGGCGATGAACGTGGTGGTGAACCAGAACACCAAGGACATCCGCCGCGTTCCCCGCATCACCGAGGAGATCGAGCTCTACCCGCACGAGATCGAGGAGCGGATCCGCGACGAGCGTTTCGTCCCCTTCGAATATGCCGCCTCCTCCTCGACCCAGATGACCGAGGCCAAGGACGCGGCCAAGGCGCAGATGGACGAGGACGCCCCGCATCTGTTCCTGGAGCAGCATCGCTACTGGGACCTCGACGGCGACGGTTTTGCCGAGCCCTGGATCGCCACGGTGCACAAGGAGAGCGGCAAGCTGGTGCGCCTGCAGGCCAATTACGATCTGGAGAAAGCCCAGCTCAACCGGCGCGGCGAGATCTCGCGGCTGCCGCGCAATCAGTTCTTCGTCGGCTTCCCGTTTCTGCCCGATCCCAATGGCGGCTATCACGGCATCGGCTTCGGGCGGCTCTTGAAGTCGATCGGCGAGACCGTCAACACCGCGCTGAACCAGATGCTCGACGCCGCGCACCTGCAGAACAAGGGCGGCGGCTTCATCGGCTCGGGGATGAATGTCAAGAAGGCCAAGATCACCGTCGCGCTGAACGAGTGGACGGTGGTCAACGTGCCCGGTCAGAAGATCCGCGAGGCCGTCGTTCCGCATGAGTTCCGCGGGCCATCGCCGGTGCTGTTCCAGCTTCTGGGGCTGATGATCGACGCCGGCAAGCAGATCGCCAGCGTGCAGGAGGTGTTGACCGGCGAGAAGACCGCCTCGACCATGCAGCCGACGACACTCCTGGCGCTTATCGAGCAGGGGCTAAAAGTCTTCACCGCGATCATCAAGCGGGTGTTCCGCGGGCTGAAGCGCGAGTTCACGCTGCTCTACGAGCTCAACCTGAAGACCGCGACCGATCCGGAGACCGCCGAGCAGGCCGAGGCCGACTATGCCGAGCTGATCGACTGGAAGCCGGACGAGGAGCTGCTGCAGGGTATCCAGCAGGCGCAGGAGCAGGCAAGGCAACAGGGCATTCCGTTCGAGATGCCCCCCGAGGCGCTTGCCCGCCTGCAGCCGCCGACGATGCGCGCCGACTACGAGCACAAGGACCGCAACCTGATCCCGGTCGCCGACCCGAATGCCGTGACGGACATGCAGGCGCTGGGCAAGGCGCAGGTGATCCAGGCGCTCGACGACGGCACCCGGCCGATGAACCGGGAGGAGGCGCTCAGGCGCATCCTCGCCGCGGCCAAGGTCGAGGACATCGACAAGCTGATCGTCAAGCAACAGGGCCCAGACCCGATGCAGATGCTGGCGGTGCAGACCGAGCTGCGCGGCAAGCAGGCGACCGCCGCCGACAAGATGGCCGCGGCGAACCTGAAGAAGAAGCAGGCCGAGAAGATCGATGCCGACATCGGCGAGACCGCGGCGCGCACGGCCAAGACGACCGTTGAGGCGCATGCGACCGCGCAGGATGCTGCGATCACCCATGCCGAGATCGTCTCCGGTGCGCGCGATGCCGATGCGGAGATGAACCGCGAGCTGCAGCGGGCGCAGGTCAACAAGGCCAATACCGAGGCGCGGGCGGCGACGCAGGTGAAGAAGGCTGAAGGGCAGGACGAAACGGCATGAAGCTCACCGCCGAAGATTTCGACGCCTGGCGGGCGAACCCGCTGACGCAGCTCATCCTCGACCGGTATATCGGCGAGGAGATGAGCATCACCCGCGACCAGCACAACGCCGAAGCCTGGGAAGGCCCGGTTGATGTCGGCCGTCATGCCGCGCTGAGGGAGCGTTACGAGACGCTGGAGTTTGTGCAGGGCCTGACGTTCAAGGACCTGGACGAGTGGCTGAGAGAGAAGCAGGAGAGACCTGAATGAGCAGACAGGGCACATGTGCCAATTGCGAATGGTACTTCAAGGAGAACCCGAAGGTGCGCACCGGCTATTGCCGCGCAAGGAGCCCGCTGCCGATCATGATCGGCGTGCAGCAGGCGGCGCAGTTGCCGGGCCTGCGCATGAACGGGCACGGCCAGGCCCAGCCGGTGATCAACGGCTACTTTCCTCCGACATCGGATCACATCTGGTGCGGCGACTGGCAGCAGTGCGTGAGTCAGGTCGTCGATCTGCAGCCGGTCAAGGAGGCCGCCAATGGCTGACGGAGCAGGCGGGTTCGACGACAGCGATGCGGCCGAGGCTGCAATCGTGACCAACCCCTCCGGCATCGTGCCGACCGAGTACAAGATCCTGGTGCTGCCCGACGACGTGCCGGAGCGCAGCGCCGGCGGCATCGTCATCCCGCCATGGTGCCGCGACCAGCGCCAGGGCGCCTGCCAGACCGGCGTCGTGATCGCGGTTGCCGACGAGGCGTTCTCCTTCGTCGAGGGGGAGGCGCGCACGCCCAAGGTCGGGGACCGCATCGCCTACACGAAATATGCCGGCATGACCGTGCCGGGCCGCGACAAGAAGGTCTACAAGCTGATGAACGACAAGGATGTCGCCGGCATCCTGGAGTTCGCCTTCGACCCGAAGGACTACCAGTTCTGATGACGCCCGATCCGATTCACCTGCTGTCGATCGCCTTCTTCGGCATCGCCGGCGGCGTCATCGGCCGCGCGCTCTACGACTGGATCACCGCCGCGCCGGAGCCGGTGCCGCCTGCACCCGAAAAACTGCCGCCCGCCGTGCAATCCGCGATCAAGGGCGACTGCCTCGTCGTCGCCGAATGGCTGAAGTGGAATGGCTGGTATCTGACCGATGAAGCGCTGCGCCTGGAGGCGCAGGCCATTCACCTGCAGCGCCAGCGCGAGCACCCGGGCGAACCGTTGGATGTCAACCTCGTCGGCGTCACCATCGAGATGATGAAGCGCCATATCGAGCTGACCGGCACCGATCCCAGAACCCTGAACTGAAGAGCCCAACATGGACCGAGACGAAGAACAGCTCGCCGATGACGGCGGGATGGAGGATGACGCGCATCTGGAGGATCAGGTCGATGAGACCGGCGCAGATGACGGGGCCGATGAGGCCGCAGACGAGGGCCGGGCCGAGATCGAGGCCAGAGCCCGCGAGCAGGGCTGGAAGCCGCAGAGCGACTGGAAGGGCGACCGCTCGAACTGGGTCGATGCCGACAAGTACCTCGACCGGCTGAAGCCGGCAAAGCTGCGCGAGGCGCACGACCGGACGGCGAGAGAGCTTGCCGAGCTGAAACGCGAGCGCGCGGCGGAAAGACGGGACTTCGAAGACCGTCTCGCCCGCCTCGACAAGATGGGCCAGAAGGCCCTTGCCCGCCAGCGCGAGCAGCTCCTCAGCCAGACCAAGGCCGCCCAACGCGCCGCCGCCGAGGCGGGCGACATGGAAGCCTTCGACCATTGGCAGACCCGCGAGGCCGAGCTTACCGAGGACCTGGCCAAGGAGGCGGCCGAGCTGGCGCCGACGCAGCCCCGTCAGAAGCGCGAGGCCGGCGAACCAGACCCGACGGTCAAGGCCTGGGCCGACGCCAATCCGGCCGTGGTCTATGACCCGGTGAAGTGGAATGCGGCGGTTGCGTTCTTCTCGGAAGCGGAACGCGAGCTGCCGGACGGCACGATTGCCGATCATCTCGCCCATGTCGAGGAGCGGCTGGCGCAGACCTGGCCCGGTGTCGTCAAGAGACGCGGCAAGCCCCAGAACGGGCGCGCGAACGGGCAGCAGCAGGACGACGACCGCCGCGGGCAGAGAGCGCCGCAGACGGAGAGTTCCGGGCGCATCGCATCACGCGGCGCGCGTGCCAAGGGTTGGGCTGAGATCCCGGCCGAGGAAAAGAAGATCTACAAGGAATATATAGCGGATGGCCTGTTCAAGGACGAGGCCGACGCGGCGAAGGCGCATTGGAGCTGATCATGGCGAAACATACCACACAGGCCGCCGCTGGCGCCAACAGCGAGCTGCATCCGCGCGCCGTGGAGGCGAAGGTCGAGCGCCGCCGCCGCAAGAACATGGGCCGCGGGGCACGGCTGAAGCTGTCGATCCCGCCGCATCTCGAGAACGACCCGAACTATCGTTACTACTGGGTTGCCGACCGGCCGGGCCGCGTCGATCAGCTCACCAAATACGACGACTATGAGTTCGTCACCGACGAGACGACCGCGGGGGATTCCCGCAACACCGGCCAGGGCACGCGCATCGAGCGCCATGCCGATGTCGACAAGTTCGGCAATCCGGTCCGGCATTTTCTGCTGCGCAAGCCGATCGAGTATCACCGCGAGGACGAGCGCGAGAAGCGCGCACGCAACGACAAGATCATGGCCGCGATCAAGCGCGGCAAGACCCCTGGTCAGGAAGGCGAGCCGATCCATGAGGACGGCGCCTATGTGCCGGATCGGGGCATCTCGATCGCTCACGGCGATTATACACCCTAACCCACGGCAGCCGGCTTAAGAACCCGCGCCAGCCGCTTCAAGGACTTACTGACATGGCTAATCCTGATGCACCGTTCGGGCTGCGGCCCGTCCGGTACAGGAGTGGCGCGCCTTATAACGGGGCGTGCAACCCCTATTACATTGGCACCGGCGACAACACCGCGCTGTTCATCGGCGATCCCGTCGTCAATGCCGCCGACAGCAACAGCGCCATCGAAGGTGATGGGCGCCACCCCGCCGGTACGCTTGGTGTCGTCACGAGGGCGACTGCCGGAGCCGGAGCCGCCGTGCTCGGCATCGTCGTCGGTGTCGAATGGCTCCACCGCGACAGTCTCGTCTATCGCGAGGCCTCCACGGAACGGATCATCTACGTTGCCGACGATCCCAATCTCGTCTTCCATATCCGCGATGACGGGGCAGGGACGCCGGGTTCCGGCAATGTGAACCTGAACGCCGACATCATCTTCACCCATGCAGGCAGCACTGTCTCCGGCCGGTCCGGAGCGGAACTGTCGGGCGCTTCGCTCGAAGCCGACCTCGACAGCCAACTTTATGTCCTGCGCGCCGCGTCCTTTCCGGACAACTCGGTCGCAGAGGATCACTGCATTTGGGAGGTCTACCTGAACACCCACGTCTACGGATTGGGTGCGACGGGTCGGATCTTGGGCGCATAAGGAGGATTGACCGATGGCTGTTATCACGACGGGCAATCATCCCAAAGCCCTATGGGAAGGCATCCAGCGCTGGTGGGGACGCGAGTACAACAAGCACCCCAAATTCCATACGCAGATGTTCGAGATGAAGACCTCGAAAAAGGCGTATGAGGAAGACGTCGAGGTCACCGGCTTCGGGCTCGCCCCGGTCAAGACGGAAGGCGGCAGCTTCTCCTACGACTCCGAAGCGCAGGGCGCCGTGAAGCGCTACACCCATGTCGCCTATGGCCTGGGCTATATCTGCACCTATGAGGAGAAGCAGGACGGGCTTTACGAGGTGGTCTCGCGCCGCCGCGTGACGGCTCTCGCCTTCTCAATGGAGACCACGCGGCAGATCATCTCCGCCAACGTCTTCAACAACGGCTTCGACAGCAACTTCACCGGCGGCGACGGCGTCGAGTTTTTCTCGACCGCTCACCCGACGGTGAACGGCACGCAGTCGAACGAGCTGAACCCCGCCGCCGACTTCTCCGAGGCGGCGCTCGAGGACCTCTTGATCCAGATCGGCGATGCCGACAACAGCCGGGGCCTGCCGATCGCGCTGCGCTCGACCGACCTGCTGATCCCGAACGCGCTGATGTTCGAGGCGACCCGCGTGCTCAAATCCGAGCAGCAGTCGGGCACCGCGAACAATGACGTGAACGCGGTGCGCCAGATGGGCCTGCTCGGCAAGATGCCGATCGTCAACCCCTACCTGACCGATCCGGACGCCTGGTTCGTGCGCACCAACGCACCGGCCGGCGCGACCTACATCAATCGCGAGGAAGTCGGCTTCGACCAGGATAACGACTTCGACACCAAGAACCTGAAGGCCGCGGCCTATATGCGCTTCGTCGTCGGCTGGACCGACTGGCGCGGCTATTTCGCATCGGCCGGCGCGTAAGCGCGGGCAGGAGTTGCTCGCCGGGTTCTCTGCTCCCCGGCTGAGCCTTTGAGGGCGCGGGGCGCGGCTAGTGCCTCGTCCGCTTCCCGCGCCCTCATTATCTCAAGTTCACACACCAACCGACCTGCGCATGGTGGGGCTTTGCTGATCCCTGGCTGCTCCGGCTGCCATCGCGCCAACAGGAGACTGACATGACGACCTTCGGCGATATGCTGTTCCACATGGGCGGAGTTCCGGTGCCGCCCGGTATCCCCTTCGGCATCGATTCCCGCGCGATCTTCTGCGCGCCCTACCGCACCGGCAGCGAGAACGGCGCCTCCGACAGCAATGATGGCAAGACGCCGCGGCGCGCCGTGAAGACGCTCTCCAAGGCGCTCTCGCTTGCCCGAGCCGACAAGAACGACACCGTCTTCATGATCGCGTCCGGCAACTCCGCTGCGGAGACCACGGACGACCTTACGGCGAGCCTGGACTGGAACAAGGACCTGGTGCATCTGGTCGGCATCAACGCCGGCGGCATGGTCTCCCAGCGCTCGCGCATCGGCACGCAGACCACCGGCATTTCCCCGCTGATCAACTTCACCGGCAACGGCTGTCATGTCTCGGGCATCCATGTATTCCATGGCGTTTCCGGCGACCAGACCGGCCTCATCGCCGCGCAGGTAACCGGCGACCATAACGTCTTCAGGAACTGCCATTTTGCCGGCGGCGGCATCTCGACGACGGCCGACGATGCCGGCATGCGCTCGCTGAAGCTCTCCGGTGCTGCGGAAAATCTGTTCGACAACTGCGTGATCGGTCTCGACACCGTAACGCGCGCGGGCACGGCGAATGCCGAGCTGGAGATCGATAACGGCGGCACAACGGACGGCTGCGCCCGCACGATCTTCCGCGATTGCCTGTTCCCGACCTACGGCACTACCAACCATGTCTTCGTCATCGTCGACGCCGACGGCATCGATCGCTGGGTGCTGTTCGAGCGCTGCAAATTCATCAATGCGATCCAGTCCGGCGCGACTGCGCTCACCGAGGCGTTCGCGGTCGCTGCGGGCACATCGCCTGGCGGCCTCGTGCTCCTGAAGGATTGCACACTGGTCGGCGCGACCGACTGGGAAGCGTCGGGCGAGTCTGGCCGCGTGTACATCGATGGCGCGGCGCCTACCAACAACACGTCCGGTTTGGCCGTGGTGGTCGAGGCGACCTAATAAGACCTCACCGGGCGGGGCGTCATGCCTCGCCCATCACCCATTTCTGGGGGACTTGAACCCATGCCCAACACCATCACCGCAACCACGCTGCACGACGGGCCGCGCAACCTGGTGCAACTCATCAACATCACCGGCGACGAGAGCGGCAACGAGAGCGCGACCGTGCTGGTCGACCGCTCGGCGCACACGCCTGACGGAACCGAGCTGGTCGTCGAAAAGATCGAGGGGCTACTCAGCGGCTTTTCGGCGACGCTGCTCTTCGATGCAACGGCGGACCTTGCCTTTGTCAGCTTATCCGATGGCGATTGGTTCTGCCACGACTGGCGGGATGTCGGCGGCATCTCATCCAATAAGGCAGGCGCCGGCGCGACGGGCGATATCCTGATCACCACCGCCGGTTTGGAGAGCGGCGCGACCGACGCCGCGACTTTCATTCTTCATATGCGCAAGGCCTAATGCCCCTCCGCCACCACACCCGGCCCGGCGACTGGCTCTATGCGTGCCAGCGCTGCGGCCGCACGCGCTATGCCAGCGAGATCCGCAAGGAGTGGACGGGCCTGCGCGTCTGCGACGGCTGCTGGGACCCGCGCCACCCGCAGGACTTCGTGCGCGGCGTCAAGGACGACATCGCGCCGCCCTTCGCCAGTCCGCCGGCGGACCATTTTCTGGAGGCAAATGAAGTGACGGCGGAGGATCTGTAGATGGCGCTTTCCGGCAGCTACGACTTCAGCCTGACCGCGCGCGAGACAATCACCTTCGCGCTTCGCAAATGCAACATCGTCGGGCTCGGCGCCGATCCCTCCGCCAAGCAGGCCGAGGATGCGCGCCTCGCGCTCAACCTGATGCTGAAGACCTGGCAGATGACTGGGCCGCATCTGTGGAAGAAGACCGAGGGCACGGTCACCATGACCAATGCCACTGCCTCCTACGACCTGGCGGCGACCCTCAATCCGCTCCGGGTGCTGAGCGTGCGCTACCGCAATACCAGCAGCATCGACCTGCCGATGGAGGAATTCGAGCGGACCGAATATTTCGACCTCCCGCAGAAGGCCTCGGCCGGCACCCCGACATGCTGGTATTTCGACCCGCAGCGCTCGGCGCCGACGCTCTATGTCTGGCCGGTGC